AAATGCGTCAGTTTATGGTAAAAATAATTAAGTCATCTTAATTAAACACTTAATAATCATATACAATCATAAAATATAATATTAAGTGAAACTATTAAATAATTATTTAAAACCTACACATTATTTAAATTTTACACATTCAAAAAAATCAAATATAATTTATTATAAAATATATAATAAATTAAAGTTATAATATTTATTAAAAACTTAATATAATCTAAATTTATTTTAAAATTTAGTTAAGTTTAATATAATTGTTAGCCATGTTAGAAGATGACCCCATATTTTCCATGTCATCATTCATTTTTTTATTTTCTTCCATAGTGGATTTATATTTCTTAGTTAAGTATGCATGTCTAAAACTATTAACTGATTTTTTAGCTCCAAAGATACCATTTAAACGTTGGTTTAATGTTATAGATGTTAATTTTTCCTTCTTCTTATTAAAAAATAAATAATCTACATCATCAGGGATTAATAAAATCCATCTTATCAATATCTTCTTCAATGCTGGCGGGATTTCTAAAACTTGTTGGCCTTTAAATTTATCAGTCTTAAAACGATTAAAAACCATTCTACCCTTTTTAATATCAATGTAGTTATCAGTTTCTGGAGAAAAATTCGAAATTTTCATATTTACGTAATCGAGGCTTCTTCTAGGGACTATATAAAGACCGTTATACAGAGAGAATATAATATAATTTTGTATTTCCATTAAATCACTTATTTTATGAGATGACTTTTTGAATAATACTTCCGCATTGTTTTTTAATTTATTAGTTATTTCTTCAAGCTCATCATCATCAATTTCATTTTGTTTTAGTTTTTCAGATTTAACCCCGCTTTCAACATTATCATTATATTCTTTAATATCTTTTAACATTAAAGTCTTGTAGAGTTTTTCATCAGGCTCAATACATAACAACGCACTTAAATATGTCTTTCTTGCATTAAAAGGTTTATCATTTAAGTAATTTATTATTTCTTCAGTTTTAGAAAACTTTCTTAAATCGGGTGTCTTATCATTTCCAAAAACATTTATGTAAATAGTTTTTAAAAGCGAATTATAAGTTTTTATTGTCCCACTTGAGGCGTTAGGCTTGCTCTTTTTTATATGTTCTGTAAAGTCCATGTTATATAATATAGTATTATATTTTTATTTTAAATAAATTATTAATTAATAAATTAATTTAATTTTGTTAAGAAAAAAAAAATATGTATATAATATATATGAAAGCAATTTATTATATAATAAGATGTAAAAATGAAACTATAAAAGATTGTTATATTGGATGTACCACAAATTTTAAAAAGAGAGAATATACTCACAAGTCTTATTGTAATATTAATGAATCAAAACAATTGAGACTGTACAGTTTCATAAATCAAAATGGGAGATGGGATGCATGGGAGATGTTATTAATTGAAGAAACCGATTATGAAACAAAAAAACAATGTCTTGAGCGTGAGCGTTTCTGGATTGAAATGTATGAAGGCTCATTGAATAAAATTAAAAAGCCGATAAGATACATTGATGAAAAAAGAGATTATACAAATAAATATAATACAATATATAGAAATAATAATAAAGAATATTATAAAAATTATAGAGATACACATAAAGAAGGTAAAAAAGAATATAATAAAGATTATTATGAAAAAAAGAAAAACAAAAAAGACTCTGTTGTAATAGTTTCAATAAATGATTAGCTCCGCAAAATATTTATTGAAAGGCGATCTTCAATGGGGAGATTGAAGAATATTTAATTAAATATTTTATTACCATTAATTCGTAATAAAATATATATATATATATTATAATAAATATGTATATAGTTGAAAGCCCTCATAAAAATAAAAAGTTGAGAGCTATTTTTCATAATGGTAAAATTATTGATTTTGGTTCATATGGTAGTCAAACTTATATAAATGGAACAAGAACCGAAACAGAAAAACAAAATTATATTAAAAGACATCAGAAACGCGAAGACCACAATAACCCATATTCAGCAGGAGCTCTTTCAAGATGGATTCTATGGGGAGACAGTAAAGACATTGATGAAAATATTAAACAATTTAAAAAGAAATTTAATATTTTATAATAAATATATTATATAATATATAGATGATAGAAGATATATATAAACTAATTTATATATATATTAAACTTTTAATAATAAAATTAAGAAGACTCTTATATATATTCTTGTATATATATATGTTATATATATTATATACAAGAAAACATTAATAAATCATATATAGACTTATATATAAACACAATTTATATATAATTAATACATAACTTAACATATTTAACATAAAAGTTAGTTTAAGACTAAGTTAAAAATTTTTAATCTAGTATTAAATGAATATTTATGTTGTTTTTATTAGTTTTCATCTTAATTATCTATTTTCTGATTTTGTTAATAAATTCTATACAAGATTTTTATAAATATTTATATAAGATATCTATATATGATATATATATGATTATATCTATATATGATTTATTATAATATTATATATAAGAATATATATATGATATCTATATAAGATTTATGAATAAATTATTCACTTGTTGAACCTCCTCCACCGCTACTGATCTTTTTTTTTTGTTCTCTTTCATATTTTTGTAATCTTAATCTAATTCTTTTTTCTTCTTGTGATTCTCCTTCATATAATTTAGGTCTTCCTCTTCTTTTACTTTGAGCTTCTTCACTTACTGCTGAATCTAAATCTTCTAAATTATTATTTAATTCTGTTTGGTTTGATGCTATATTTTCTAAAATTATATTGTCTTCTTTATTATCTACAAAGCTAAGGCCTATATCTTTATTAAGTTCTTGTTGAGTAAATCTATTCATTAAATTTCTATTTTCTTCTTGTTGTTTCTTCATTGTATCTAAAATATTATTTAATTTTACATTTTCTCCTGTAGTATCCCTAAACTGAGGAGGTATGGGTTGATATGATGGGGTTGATGTTCCACCACTACCACCCGATGATTGCACATTCACTTTAACATTAGTTTTAACAATTTGTTTTTGCTTTTGTTTTTGTTTTTGCTTTCTCTGTTTCTTCTCCTTTTTTTTTTTCATCTTTTTTGATGCGTCCATATATAATTATATAATATATAATATTTTTAATAAAATTGTATTTTAGGCATTACAATTGCGGGTTGTTTCTTTTCCTTTTTTACATAAACTATTTCTTCCTCACTTTCTGATTCTTCTATGTATAATGTTTTTATTTTCTTTTCTTTCTTCATTTCTTTTTTTTGCTTTAAAACTTTAGGTACTGGGATATTATATTTTACATGTTCTTCATCATCTTCTTCGTCTGTTTCATCCTCAACTCCATATTGTTTTTTAATATCCTGTTTTTGTTTTTGAATTAATTGCATTTTCTTTTCAAGGTATTTATTATTTAATTCTTCTTTAGTTTTCTTCTTTTCATCATTCTTTTCTTTTAATTTCTCTCTACCTTTCTTAAGATTTTCAAGAGCCTTCTCACTTAGAACTCTCTTCTTTTTTATTGGGGCTTCCTCAATGATTTCTTTTTTTTCTTCAATTGGTTGAACTTCAGCTTTAACTTCATTTTCTTTTTGAATTTCCATTATATTTATAGTTTAGATTTAAAATAAAAATCTAATTACTTAATATAATGGATAAAAAGATTAAGAATGATATTAAGAATTTAATTAAAATGGGTGTTCCTGAAGACATGGCCGTAATATGTGCTTGTGCTATGAATAAAAAGCCCGAACTCGCCGAAGATTACACCGATGAATTAATAAAAGAACAAAATGAAATTAAAGAATTTCTTAAGGAATTTGTTAAAGCTGAAGAAGTAAATAAATTAATTAAAGATGAAGAACATATTGAAAAAGTTAAAATTGAAAAAATAACTATAGAAGATATTAAAGAAGAATAAATATTAATTTAAAATATTTTAATCATATATATTTATATATGATAAAAACAAAATCTAGACTTTTTAACATTTCTTCAGATATTAACTGTTTAAATGGTGATTTTAAAAGTCAAGTTAGCGTAAGCTTACCTAATTTAACGTTTCATTTAGATAATATCCAAAATTCTTATTTATCAGTGGTTCATTGTGAAGTGCCAAACTCTTTTTATATTGTTAATTACACTAATAACAATTTCGTTTTAGATAATGTTGTTTATACACTTACAAGAGGTAATTATAATGTTAATACTTTTATCGCTCATCTTTTAACATTAATACCTGTAGGTTATACATTAACATATAGTAGTATTACAACAAAAATAACAATGAGCCATCCTACTACACCTTTTACAATAAATGCATCATCTATTTCATCAACAATTAATAAAGTTATGGGTTTAGGCTCAACTGACTTAAGCGGATTAAGCATTGTTATGCCAAATGTTGTAAATTTTATTCCATTACAACGTATAAATTTTCGTTCTACATATTTTAATTTTGGTTGTTATTCTACAGTTGATAGCTCAAGCGATATATTCCTACCATTACAAAATAATGCAGGTCAAAATTCTATTATAAATTATGTTAATCAGACTCAGCATAAATTTTTAATTCAAGATAGAGCAATAACAAGTTTTATAATAAATGTAAGTGATGATTACGGTAATTTAATAAATTTTAACGGTGTTGATTGGTTAATGACTTTACAAATAGATTATGATTATTTAGAACCTGTTATAAATAGTGGAGGGTTTAATAATATTGTTAAGAAATATTAGTATTTTATATTTTTTATTTTTTTATTAAAAAATGTTTGAATTTTATTTTTTTATATAATATAATATTATATAAAATGTCCGCTCAAACATTCCCTAATTCTCCTATGGGACTCCCATCAAGTCTTAAATTTGATTTGCCTCCCTCAATGAGTGATAGTTGCAGATCGTACAGTGTTAATGTGAGTCCTGATGGAATTACTCAAGTTGTTGGTAATACTCCCATTACTACCGTTTTTGTTGCTAACTCTTCTGGAGCTTTTGGTAATTATACCGCTCAAAATGTTTCATTTACCATTCCTTCTGGAATGTCTGACTCTGTTTTCTTAGATCCTTTAGCAACTACACTTTCATTTTCATTAACTTATAACGTTACAACCGCTTCATCTGCTACTGCAGCTTTAATACATTTAATCGGATCTGGTGCTTCTTGGTTTGATGGTTTAACTCTTTATTCAAATAATCAACCTATCGAAACTATCAATCAATATGGTCTTTTACAAAATTTCTTATTACAAAATACCGTAAATTCTAGTGAAAGAAACGGTGGTATTAGTGTAAGTATGGGTGCCGATTCTAACAGTAATAATGGTATTGATCTCGCTCATGGAACTATCGCTTCTTATAGATATAGTTTTTGCATTCCTCTTTTATCAGTTATTGGAGCTAATGCAGGTGATAAATTATTTCCTGTTGGATCTGTAAATAATCTTCAATTAGTTATGACTACCGCAAATATTACACCTATCGGTTCTTATTGTACTGCTGTTGCAACTCAACCCGTTTTTAGTGCTTTTACATTGGGCGATTTTAATTTGAATATGAAATATATTGATGTTGGTGACTTAAGCGCCCAAATGTTAAGACAAACTCTCCAAAATGGCAAATGGTATATTAAAGCCTCTACTTACACTAATTCTTCAGTAAATATTCCTAACGGTTCTAGTGGTGCCGTTCAAGCTCTTTTACAAATTAGAAATACCTCCGTAAAATCGATTTTTCATCAATTCGGCATAACTCAAGGTGCTGTTTCTCCTAATGGTTATTATGACGCATTAAATATTGCTCTTACTTCAAGACAACTTACTACAGGATCACAATTTTTTCCTAATCGTCCTATAAATGATTGTAGAGCGCCCGCTGAAGGCTACAATTATTTAATTCAATCTCTTGGTGGTGGTCTTACTAAGACTCTTGGAACTGTTGTTAATAGAAATACTTATAATTCAGTTATTCCTTCTATTCCTTCAGGATCCGACACTGCACTTGTTGTTCCTTCTGCTGGAACAAGAGCGGCAACTACTAATGACGACTCGGGCTCACAAATTGTTCTTAAATTCCCTTCCATGGCTTATTATGGGTATGATATGGAAAAAAGTTCTGGAATTCTCTTTCAAGGTGTTAATACAAGAGCTTCACCTCCTTTTTTGAATTTATTTTTAGGAGCTGCTTCTACATCTACTGTTACTTGTCAAGCTTGGGGATTGAGTGATTTAGTTCTTGAATTTGATTTGAATTCTAAACAAATTACACCCTACATTTAAATATTCTTTTTAAAAAAAAGAATTACAAAAATTTTATAAGAATTTGATTATTTTATATAAAATCAGATTTTGATTATTAATTTTAAAAATACTTTTAAAATTAATTTCTATAGTTTTATTAAGATGGATAGAAAAGAATATTTTAAAACATATAATAAATTATACTATGAAAAACATAAAGAAATTATTAAAAATAATAAATTTACTAAGAATAATAATAATAATAATAATAAATTTATTAAGTTAAATAATGTTATTAATGAAAATCTGAAAAAAAATATATCTTATGAAATAGTATGGTAGTAATAAAAAAAAATAATGAGCCTATAATGAAAAAACCTAAATTTTCAGTAGATGGTGAATTACATAAGAAATTAAATGATTATGAAATTACAAAGCTGATGAATAAGAGCAATATGACGTTATTTTTAGGGCGCGCAGGCAGTGGAAAATCTACATTACTTATAAGTATGTTGAGCTCCCTTTTTAACAATGTCTTTCATAAAATTATATTATTTTGCCCTCCTAACAGTCGAGCAAGTATAAAAAATGATTTTTGGAGTGCATTACCCGAAGAACAAATTTATGATGAATTAAATTATGAAACATTAAATGAAGCTTATGAAATTGCTAAAGAAAACGCGGATTTAGGATGTAAAACACTTATAATTTTAGATGACGTACAAAAGAATTTAAAAGGTGAATCTGAAAAATTACTTTTAGAAATGGCTAATAATAGAAGACACGCTTCATTAAGTATTTGGTTAGCATGTCAAACATACCGTTCTATACCATTACAAGTTAGAGCTGGATTAACTGATTTATTCATATTTAAAATAAATAAAAATGAAATGCATAATATTTTTGAAGAACAAATTGAATTAGATGAAAAGATATTTAAAGAAATTCTAAATTTATCTTTTAAAAACGCTCACGACTTTTTATATATTAATTCTAATTCAAAAAGAATATTTATAAATTGGGATGAAGTAATTTATGAGTAATAATAAAAAAATAATATATTATAATATTATATAAATGGGAATAGGTTCATTCTTTAAAAAAATAGGCGAAGGAACAAAACAATTCTTTAAGAAAGGTGGTATAGCTGATACGGGCTTGAGAAAAATAGGTAATACATTAACTAAGGTCGGGGGTGTCGCTCAATCTGTTGCACCTTTATTATCAATTGTTGCTCCTGAAATTGGCATCCCTTTAATGGCTGGCGGTGCTCTTGCTAAAGTTGCAGGAAATACTGCAGGAGCTGTCAGAAGTGGTGCACGTAAAGGTGGAAATATAGTCCAAAAAAGTCAAAATATTTCAACCGCCCTTAAAGGTGGTCTTGAAGCATCGATGCCTTTAACTCAACAACTCGGAGCTAATTTTGCATAAATAAATATTCTTTTTACAAAAAAGAATTACAAAAAATTAATTATTTTTTAAAAAATATATGTTATTATAATATAAATGAATTATAATAAAGATGAAGAGGATTTTATAGAAAATCAAAAAATGAAAATTATGCATCTACCATTAAAGAAGAATTTCAAAGTTTGGTTAGATTCGAATAATACAAGTTCTTATAGTGGAAAACAATTTGAAGCGAATTATTTCGTTGATTTTAGTCAATGTATAAGGGATAGTTGGAGATTAAAAAGTTCTTATATAATGACTTTTAGCTTTATTTCTAAAGCTTCAACATTTGCAGTAGGAACTGTTTCAACTAACCATACATACACAATACATATTGATTTAGGACAAGGAACACCAACAATGTATAGATATTCAAATGTAAGAACTCCTGCAGGAATTGTTAGAGTATCTACTGAAGGAAGTGGTGTATATACAACTACTGCTGGAGTTTGTGATATACCCGTTTATTTTAATGCTAAACCTAATGAAAATGAAGGTGTTTTTATTAATAATTTATTAGCTGTAAATAATATAGCTTTAAATCTTATTCAAGCTGGATCTGGAACATTTAACAGTGCAGATGGTGCAACAATTAATAATGCGACAAAATTTATATGCTGTTTAAATTTTCAAGAAGTATAAGAAAATTATAAATAATTTAATTAACTTAATATTTTATATATAAATAAATCTATATTATATATAATATAAATGTCTTCAAATTATGGATTTGAACCTACACTTGATGGATTAAATAATATTGATGCTGATTCATCAACCACAACAAATATAATATGTGATACGATTACAGTAAATACGAGTTCATCTGTTCCTACAAGAACGGCAGGTGACAACACTACAAATATAGCAAATACTGCTTTTGTGACTGATGCTATTTCAACTGCTGGAGCAAGTTATATGACACTTTCAACTACACAAACAGCAACAGGTCAAAAAACATTTTCAAATCCTAATACTTTTATTAGTGGTAATCTTGTTACAAATAATATTCAGTCGGCATTGGCAACAACGGATATTAACATAGGGCAAAATCTCACAACGGGCGATATATTTATGGGGACAACATCATCAACGAATGTTGCTCTTAATTGGGGTTCATCATCAAACGGAGGTAATATGACTTTCAGGGGGGGAACTTTTAATTTTTTTGCGACTGGTTTATTATATTTGCGGTCAGGGGCAACATTTGATACAAATATAGCAGACAATCAAACAAGCGGTATTTTAAATTTGGGACAATCAGCAACACGAACAGGAGCAATTAATATTGGTTCTTTAACCACTTTAAACGCCCCTATAACAATCGGTAGTTCGGCATCATCAACGCAAACGGCAGCTCATCACGCTTTAACAACTTTTAAAAAACTCGTGGTAGTCGATGATGGAATATTATTACGACTTGGATTTTCAACAACTGGACTAACACTCGGAAAAACAAACATAAATGAAATTACCGCAAAATTATTAAACAGCAGTGATACATTATATTTTAATGGAAGCACAGGAGCAAATATTATGTATTTGAACTCAACAGAAATAATCAACACAATACAAACTACATTTTCAAGCACAACTACACATACAGGAACAGCAACATTTAATGGTTCAAGCACATTTAATAATGATATTTTAGTGCAACAATCAACATACCCATCTACAAATACATCGCAACTCGGTTATAGTAAAACGGAAACATTAGCGGAATTTACTTTTACGGCAGATACATTCGGGACAATCGGTAATTTTACAGTTCCTTCAAAAGGTGTATGGATTTGTAATATTATTTGTAATTATAGAACAACTGGAGGCGCTGGGTCTTTTGAAAATGTAAGATTAATTTTAACAATTGGTTCAACAGACACAACAGCATACAGAACTTTTGAGTATTTTGACGAAACCGATGTTGTCGTTGGAACAAATGGAAAACGTTTCGTTCATACTATAAGTGGCACTCTTAATACAACTACCTCACAAACTTTTTACATTCGGGGTATTAACGATACAACAGGAATAACAACATTCGGCGAGGCAACTTATACTTATACAAGAGTTGGTTAAATAGGATAAATTAAGGAGGTATGAGATTAATTCTTTTAGCATTTTATTTAAAAAAAAATAAAAATATTATATTATATTATAAATGTCATCAAATTTCGTATGGATAAAACCTAAAAATAAGTTGAATAAAGATATTAAGATTAAAACCTTAATAGCAAAAATAATTGAAAGAGTGGGAGATATCCCGCAATTTTCAGATTATAGATCAAATCAAGAAATGCTATTATTAATTTGTTCTATTGTAGAAAATGAAATTAATAATAAAAAAAATAAAATCAAAATTGATAAAAAAGATATTGTCCTTCAATGTTATGTAAGGTTATTTAATGATAAAATGACACCTACAGAGCTTAAAACAATTGATGATAATATTGAGTTTATATGGGAAAACAAATTGATATTAAAAAAGGTGGGTTGTCATATTAAAGTTTATGAGGTTGTAAAAGACTGGGTTATAAAAAAGTTCAATTAGTAGAAGACGAAGTAAAAACATACTTTTATGATAAAATCAGAAATCGCATTTTAAAAGAAGTTGGGATTAAGAAATCAGTTATAAGAACAATAAATTATATAATACATTTAAGTGCATTAGATATCATTGTTATTATTATTAAGAAATTTGGGCTAAATTATCTTTTAAAATATATTGTAATATTATCAATTTTATAATTTTTTAATAAATTCTATATATAAAATAATAATCTTATATATATATATAATATGGAAAAATCAAGTTATACCGAAGCTCAGAAGAAGGCTATTAAAAAATATAATGAAAATAACCGTGAAAAAATCAATGAATTACAGAGAAACAGATATAAGAAGAAGTTGATGAAAACTAAAGAAGAACAACTTAAGAAAGAAGAGGAATTAAAGAATAATATTTTAC